TTTGTTCATATAAATCATTTCGGTAGCGTTCTACCTCATAATGTAATTCTCTAACGTTAGCATCTAACTCTCGTTGAGTGTTTTCCGTTTGTTTACGGATAATATTCATAGTCTTTAAGACCAAAAACGTTCCTACAACAAGTAATAAATCAATCACTGCAAGAACACCTAGAGTAAAAGATAGTGTTTCCATAGTTTTATTTATATTATATCAAAGAACTCCTCTTGTAATAATATAATATAAAAAAAGAGCTTGGCAACGCCAAGCTCAAATTTAAATTTATCTAAACTTTTATTAGTAATTCAAAATACAATAATCTGGTTGTACTGTCATTGAGATGTTTACAGCAGTACCATCATCATCCCAGTTATAATCTCCAAATGTTACGTCAGAAATTAATGCTCCTTTAACAATCCATTCAGAAACAATATCTCCAACAGGTCCTACAACATTAAATGTTAGATCCTTTTTATAGAAATCAGAGTAACCATCTCTACCTGTTACAGATTCGTGATGTAAACGTACCCATTCCATTACTGCTTGTGCACCTGAAGGGGTGATTGGGTCAAATAATGTGAATTGGATTGTATTCCATTTTGTCTTACCCTTAACATAACGTTGTACGTTAATGTGGTTAAGAGCAACAGGGGTTTGTGTTAATGATACAGCTCCCATTCCTTTTACTAAATATGATGGGATACCATCAATGTATAGGATGAACCTGTTGGTTTGCTTTGGTTCAAAAGCTGTGTAAAATATTTCGTTTGGATCTAATACTGCCATTTTCTGTTATATTAATGTTCTAGTTATAAATATTAGCTATTCTAATTTTTAAGCAGGAAACTCAGCTCCTGTTGGTTGTAAAATAAAATCTAGGTTGATAAATTCTGCTGTTCGTGTTGGTTGAATGTAAATTTGACCTACTAATTGGTTTCTATCAATTACATCAGGTGTATTTAATGTATCATCCATAATCACTTTAAACGCATATAATCCTTGCTTTTGTTTAATATCTTCTAAATAAGGGTTTACAGTTGCTAAGAATTTATTTCTAGTAGTGATTGAGTTTTGTTCAAATACTAAGTTATCTGCTGTTTGACCAATAAATGATTTTAATTCAATTAATAATCTTCTAACATTTACTCTATCAAGTGCAGATGCATCTTTTTGGAGTGTTTTTTGTCCAAATACTACAATTCCTTTTCTAGGGAAAGTTGCAATTGGGTTAATATTGTTAGCATATAATTCATCTCGGTTTGCTTGAGATAATTTATTTTTAGCTCTAAGTACAGATCCTAAACCACCTCTGTTAATACCTGCTGGGGCAAACCAAGGTGCAGCTACTTTATCTGTGTTAGCATAAACTCCTCCAATCATTGTTGAAGCAGGAACCCATACTCTTTTACCTGTTTCTGGGTCTTGGATTCGTAACCAAGGCCAATAAGTAGCAGCGTATGAATTATCTCTAGTTTGAGCTTGAGTTACAGCTTCAGCTAATGTTCCATCATATCCAACCATATCAACTACATAAATATTATCTCCACGTAATTGTGTGTTTGTGATAATTGAACTAATTACACCTGTATGTGTAGCAGCTGAGTTTAATAATCCTGGGGTAAGTAAGGTATTAAATGAGTAATCATCTTTGTTTGAAAGGAGATTAACCATATTAGTATAGTTACCTGAAGTTAATCCTTGGGTATCTGTATTGTCTATGTTTTCGTAAAAATTAGCTCCTCCTTTTACATCACCTGTTGCTCCACTAAATGAACCTGATCCGTTTTGTGGAATAGAAGCAGTATATGCTGGGACTGCTATTCCAGAATTATCTAAGTAATTAGGTGTTGGGGTTACATTTTTAACTCGTACATATCTTGAATTATTGGGGAATGAACCACTAACAATATCTACTTGGTTTTCTGTTGAGTTATAAGAAACTACTTGGTCTCCTATCACACTTGAAATAAATCGTGGAGAATTTGGATCTAAACTTACATTTGTAAATGATTCAATAACAACTTTTTTATTTGTTCTATCATTACCCTGACGAATTAATACATTAAATGTACCTGATCCTGTGTTTGAGTTTGTAATTTCCCATCTAACATTATCTAAAGATCCTGAAACTAAAGATCCATCAGCATTTAGTGCTCCTGAGTTATTCATGATAATTCCTTCAGAAAGGGTTTCTAAGGCAAATGAAGAAGAGGTAGCATCAATATAGTTTGAAATTGTTGTTGAAGTTGCAGAAGTATATGATCCTGTCACTACTCTAGCTACTAAAAGTGATTCGCCTCCATTATTAAAATAATTATATGCTGCAATTGATGTTAAATATGAATAAGTATCACTTCCACTTATAAGTGAACCCCCAAATCTATTTTTATAATCTGAATATGAGGTTACAACTATTGGAATTTCTACTGGTCCTTTAACTGTTGGTCCTATGATTGCTGCTCCTACTTTAACAGGAATAGGAGAAATAAATGTATTATCTATTTCATTAAGAGATACTCCTGGTGATGTTAAAAAGTTTGCCATTTTATATTAGTGATTAATTTTATTATAAATATTGGTTTTTTATTCAAAAGTTACTCCTGTTTGTGTAACATTAAAGTCTAATACTATAAATTCAGCTGTTCTTACAGGTTGGAGATATATGGCACCAACAAGTTGGTTATTATCAATTACAGTTGGTGTATTATTAGTTTCATCCATTACTACTCTATACGTGTATAAACCTTGTCTTTGTTGAACAGATGATAAATAAGGATTTACTTGAGATGTAAAATCGTTACGTGTTGCTACAGTATTTTGTTCAAATACTAATGTATCTGCAATTTGTTTTATAGTAGATTTTAATTCTATTAATAAACGACGTACATTTACTCTATCTAAAGCACTTTTCTTTTTCTGAAGTGTTTTTTGCCCAAATACTGTTACTCCTGAGTTAGGGAAAGTAGCAATTGGGTTGATATTTGCTTCATATAAAGTATCTCTATTTCCTTGGGTTAAAATTCTTTCTGCTTTAATTACTGTAGGTAAAGTTCCACGAGTAATTCCTGCTGGTGCTATCCAAGGTTCTGAAATTGAATCTGTAAAAGCATAGATACTTGGCACCATTGTTGAAGCAGGTACCCAAACTTGTTGTCCCGTATTAGGATCTAAGGTTTGTAACCAAGGCCAATAAGTAGAAGCGTATGAATTGTTTACAGTAGATGCTTCACTTACTACTTCCGATATATTAGCGTTGTAATCTAACATATCTACTATAGCCATAGTATCACCTCTTTCTTGACATTTTGTAATTAAAGAATTTACTACAGAAGCATGAGAAGCAAAATCTCTAACCAATCCAGGTGTTGAAATATATTTAAATTGATATTCGTCTTTATTAGAAAGAAGATTTATTGCTTGTGTATAGTCTGAAGCTATTAAACCTTGTGAGTTAGTATTAGTTATATTATCATAGTATTTTCCTTCTGTTGATGGGATATTAGTTCCTGTTGCACTACCAAATGAACCACTTGAAGCTATTGGAATTGATGAAGTAAAGGCAGATACTGGGTCTCCTGAATTGTCTATATAATAAGGGGTTTTTCTGTTTACTTGTTTAACTCTTATATATCTAGATTGATTTTGATAATTACCAGAGAGTTGAAGAAAGGTATCAGAGCCATCAGTTGCTATTGTTGTGGTTTGATTACCTATGACTTTTTCAATATAATTAGGGGTTGTTGGATCTAGTGTTAAATTATCCCATGTTTCTAATACCACAGGAGAAATTCTATCATCATCTCCTCTACGAACTAGTAAAGTAAAAGTACCTGAAGAGGTGTTAGGGGAGACGATTTGCCATCTTATATTATCTGAGGAGCCTGAAGGGAGGGAATTATCTGCATTTTCTGTAGAATCACTATTCATAATTATCCCTTCAGATAATGTTTCAAGTTCAAATATTGTACCTAATGTTCCATCACTACCAGAAATAAATGAGCTAGTAGCAGGTGTAAATGAACCACTTGTAACACGTGTTACTAACAATGAAGTTCCTCCTCTATTAAAGTAATTATATGCTGAAATTGAGGTGAAATAAGTATAGTTTTGGCTTCCACTAATAAAAGAAGTACCAAACTTATTTACATATTCAGAATAAGTTGTTACAATTGTTGGTCTTTCAACAGGTCCTTTTACTGTAGGACCAATGATAGCAGCCCCAGCTTCAAAAGGTTGTTGAGTAATAAATGATTGATCATTTTCAACAGTTAATACTCCAGGGGATAATATAGTTTCAGCCATTTAATGTATTTTATTTATAAATATTTAAGAGTTTTGGTCTATTTTAGAAAACTCACCTGTTTCGACATTTAATGAAATATCGCCATATTTTTCTTTTATAGATTTTGTGAAAGATAGTTCTTTTGTTTGAGTTTCTTTTAGA